CGGATTTGCACCCATGGGTAGTAAGCACAGCCGTAAGAAGTGTTAAGTCGGCGAGACTTAAGAGAGCTAATTACGCTTGATACGCTTCCTCGTCTGTTAGCGACAGTAGAAGTATTCTCTGTGAATGGAACATACCCAGAATCAAGATCAACTATCGCAAGAGCATCACCTCTTTGTTCACAAATCTTCATAGCGTGATCTGTCAAGCCTGTGTTTGTAATGCCAGGCATCGTGAGGAGGTTATACTCAACATACTCTGGATCGGCACATGTGTCAAGCGCTCGCTTAACAGTGTGATAAGCGTAGTTAGCTAGCTCTGTGTTGTCATCCAGCTTAGTGTTTCGGAAAGGCTCTTTCTCTGTGACATCAAGCCCGTCGAATCCGCCGGCGAAGACGGTTGTAAACTTGTTGTATCCCTTATCAAGTATTTCACCGAAGCTTGAAGAAACTGCTGAAAGCGAGGTTCCCGCAGCGCGTGAGCCGGAGTACCAATAGCCAATGCCGGTTGCAGTATCAATCTTAACATCGTCCAGAGAGAACTGGAATGAGTACTCTGTGCTGGTGTCGTTTGGATCCCAAGAAGCAGCAGATATATCTGCCGGGAGTGCTCGGAGCATATCAGGAACAGACTCATCATAAACAGTAGAGGTTGCTCCTCGTGTCGTTAGAACACCGAAGTATGCATTCGTTACATCAGACATTCCGCCATCTGAAGCAGAGTTTCTGAGCAGTAGGCGTGGGAACTCGACTGAGCCAGTGAAGTATCTTCCATCTGATCCCGCTGCGCTTCTGACGGCAAAGGAGCCGGTTCCGCCTTCCGCGGTAGCGAGGTTTCCAGGGATAGAGCCGTAACCAGCAATCATTGAATGGCCCATTGACTCGCCACCATCGCCCGGTCTTAAGATGGAGTCGAAAGCGCCGACATCGCCTGAAGAGCCCGAAAAGATTTTAAACCCGGATGGGCGTGGATGCCCAAGGGCGCCGGCTGGGATATATTCCGGATCGGTAGTTCCCTCGTCGACATCCATGTTCATCTCTACATAGATATACTTAGATTGATTTGGGTGATTGCCATAGTGACGGAACCTTGATTCTGAATCACTCCATGTAGTATATGCGTCACCAATTCTACGAGCGATGTAGTTTGGAGAGTTAGGATTCAGACTAAGATTTGAATATCTCTCGACAACCTCTACGGCATTGTCTGTGTCTTTTAGGTTTCTAAGAACAACTGAGAATGTTCCGTATGGATCGATATCTGGATTTCCTGCAAGACGGATATCCTCAATCGAAACCTTGAAGCTATTCTGTGTGTGCTCTCCTGCGTCCAAACTGTTTAGTCGGAAAAGTTTCTGCATGCTTTTTGGTTTATAGTTTGCGGTATCAGTTGAAGTGTCTTGAGAAACAAACCATCCAGTTTTAGATATCTGGAATCCCATTTGCATGTTGTGGTATCCGTAGGATCCTGATGCAACGCCGGCAATCATTGCATAGTAAGAGCCAGAAGACTGTGACGCGCCGTATACACGGTCGAGGTTCTGATCGAATGTTTGTCCCAGCCAGTATGGAGTAACAGTCTCGGTATGCTGTGCGTTAACTGCTTGTGGGTTTGTGTTAAACACTTTTCGAATATAGAGATCTGATGATCTGTCGAAGTTAAATGTGGTTTCTTTTACTGTTGTGCTTCCAGATGTAATCTTAGCGCGGAAAGTTAAGTTTGAGCCCATGTCATGCATCAAGGCTGCCGTACCGCTTGTTTCAGTATTAGATTCCCGTATGGTACCAGATAGAACGATTTTTGCATCATTCATGTACCAAACAGCAGCAAGAGAGCCTGTGGCCACCTTTCCAGAGGCTGGCGCCATGCTGGCAGAATTGAATACGAAAAGTCCGTATGCGCCACCTGTTGTTGTGGCGCCAAGAGCGTTTTCGGTAGTCCAGCCGGCTTTGCCGCCGGTGCTGTAACTGTCATGCTGATCGCCAAGGAGGCGCATCATTGTCACGGGGCCGACGCCTGAATTCAAATATGCTTGTGCTGCATATGATGCGTATGTTGGGCCGACAGTGTTTCCATCTCGCCAAACATCGCCGCCGCCTGCGCCGGCGATTGGGTTGCCAAAAACTTGAACAAATTCTGAGAAACTGTGAATCTTGACAGGCCTCAATGCCGGACCGGTTCGGGTTCGTCCGATAATAACAGGGCCCATATTCTCAGGTGCACTAGGGATAAACGAGTTATCAATCTCGTTAACAAAGATTCCCGGTGATACAAACTTAAACTTTTTAACTGACATATTTAGATTTCTCCTTTACAATCCGCTGCTAGCTGAACGATTCTTTGCGAAGTGTTTCGTATTATAAATAGTAAGCTAAATGCCAAAGAGTACTTACTCTTTATAAAATTGGCCATCTTTAGCGTTGGGGTGTTCGTCTGCAAATACCACCCTCTCTCTTGGCTGGCGAATAACAACACGATTTTCTCTCACTACAACCTTTGGGCGTTCAGTGTTTGACATCTCTCCCATCAGATGCCCAAGCACTCTAATGTCTATAGATGTCTTATAAGTCCTTTCGTCTTCGCCCAGATCTGAAGTATTGTTTTCGAAAGAAAAGTCTTGTGGCAAGAACGCCTCAAATTGATGTCCGTCATGCTTTATGAAAAATTCATTTATCTGTCCGGTTCTCAATAGAAACGGAGTCAACAATTCATTCATCTGCTGTTGGTACTCAGTCTGTATAAGAAGTTTGTAATTTACATTCACATAAACTGGAAGGGGGATTGTTATCGTTTCTGTTACTATCTTACTGTTTTTGGATGGATAATAAATATCTCCCTTTCCAACGGTTCTTTCTTCAATGTTTCCTCGCAAGCGAGAAACATCATTTGCAGCGAAAAGACTAGTCTTCTCTTGTTGTATCCTTCTTCCTATGGTTATTGAGCCGCCGGCGGCATCATTCTGAGGGGGTATATGTGCAGTCAGCCTTCCATGCATAGTGGGATTTTTAGTTACCGATGTTTTTTCTAGAGTGATAACTGGGAGCTTAAGAACTCCGTTGTCTTCTCTGGTGTCTTTATCGTTCTTTACTTGGAAGGCTCTTTCTGGCGTCATCCAAACTACTGGTACTTTATTGAAGCCCTTGTTGGATGTGGTAAACAAGTTTAGCTCTTCATCCAAATAAGAATACAAAGCCCTATCTATCGTCTCTAGGGTGGAGGGCATCATTTCTATATCTTGATTAGCAGAGATCTTCGCTTTGCTTAAATTTTCTTCATTTCTAACTGGCATCGAAAAGCCCCTTTCTTGCTCTCTTACATTTCGCAGAGATTTCCATTCTGTCATCTATTTGGCCAAAGATTCTTGTTGGCTCTCCGAGAGTATGGATCTCATAATATATATCACCATATAAAACAAAGTCTCCCTCTCTTATATACAAATCTTGATCCTCAGTCAGCCTTCTCTTGTGAAAATGAACAGTAATAGTTGCATCTTTATCTAGCCCAACACCGCCCATAAACTTTGTTGCGATGCCGTCGAACTCAATAAGAGCATAAACCCTAATTGGCGGAAGGAAAGTTTTTGTTATTGCTTCTCCATAAAGATCATGAAAGTTTGTTCTCTCTATATCAATAGGATAATAAATTATAGTTTGCCCTATTACTCTCTCGATAAGCTCGTCATTAACTTGCTTGACAAGATTCTTTTCTTTTTTGCCGGCGAACATTGGTGGGGGCGCTTGAGCCGGCTGCTTCCATTTATTTTTTACTGACATTTAATTACCCCACAAATATTCTCAATGGTATACCGGCTTGAATCCTTCCTACATTTTCAATAAGTTCCGCATCCGTTTCCATCAACTTATTATAAGTCATTTCATCCAGAGTCGTCTTAAGCTCTTCCCTTAGTTTATCTTGCATCTCTTTACCTTCAGATATCAAGGCTGGACCGTTGAGTGTCAGGTTTTCTCCTGGTATCGGCAAAGTGGAGAACTTGCTTCTGATCTGGCCCAAAGTCTCTTTGCTGAGTGCCAAAGAAAATCTTCTAATCCATTGCTTTCCTATGGAGTTTATATTGTCGTAAGGAAGATTATTGAAAGGAGCAGTGTTCATATTGTTAATGCCATCGATGCCAATCTTTGCCTTGTCGTATTCTTCCCACGCATCCTTCTTGACGCTAAATGCAACCCAGAACTTATCAGCCAAGCCGCCGGCTGAACCAGAGCTTGGTGTTGGAAATAGGCGCAACTTATTGTTTGATATCTCATATGAGAAATGAGATGTTCTTGTATATATGCTGTCTTCATAAGCCATTGCCTGAAGTTTATTCTGCCAAGCAGGTATGACTTCGAATGTAGAATCATCTGCAAATTGTCCATAAGTCTGGAAGTTGCCCACAACACCTACACCGCCATAGTATCCATAAAACCTCCACATAGCGGCCGATGTCTTATAATACACTCTCTTGATTGAAACTCTGTTGTTGCCAACCAAACCGGCATAATCTACTGCGCCGTTCGTTCCTTCATCTTTGTTGTTGTCTGATGATGCGGATATAATTCTTTGCAAATCGTAGTCCTGAACCCCTCCAGTAACCCTAAACGATGCCGAGTATAGAGTTCGGTTGCCGCCAGCGTCTGCATCGAAAGAAAGAGCATCAGAAACCCTAGTTGCATAAGAAAACTCGAATCTAGGATATTTTAGATTGATAGAAGCAGTTATAGGAGAGTCTGGCTTAAAAGAGCCATCGTGCGCA